TCATCGTTACCAAGGTTCATAGCTCGCTCCTTCAGCGCGCAGATTTCAAATCACGATCCGTTTCTTGGTAGCGTTTCAACATACGCTGCCGCAGAACCGGGTCATCCCAGTACCCAGCATCCTTCATCGCTTGAACGCGCTCAGGGCTGAGATATACCTTCCGCGTACCGGGGGAGCTTATTTCCCTAGATCCGCTCACCGGAGGGCCACGCCTTCCGGTCTGTTGGGAAGGAGTATAGTCCGAATCGTCGTCATCTGCAAAGCGGTGGGGGAGCCGCTCGGAAATGCGCCGATCAAGTTCCTTCCAATACCTTGTTGTTGAGGGGTCAAAGCCTTCGGAAATGAGCCCTGCGTCAATCGCCTTGGCGGCAGCCGAGTCAGGATCGTTACCGTTAGCGTTGAACCATGAGTTCTGAGACGCCCATTTCTCGGCCCGCTGCTTAACCTCTCGGTTTTGAACCGGTGCTGGCGCAGCCATCTGGCTCTTGACGCGATTGATCTCGGCGGCGCGGGCCATGGCTTGGTCGCGCTGGCGAAGAAGCTCAGGAACCTTGGCCCCATCCCCGATCTCGATGGCTTTGGCAAGATCTGACTCAGCCTTTTGGACGCTGTAGAGGGCTTGATTGTAGTTTTGGTCCAAAGACCCCTTCTGAGCGGCAATCGCGTGATTCTCTACGGCTTCAAGGCGCTGCTGAAGCGTTTTGTTCTGCTCCATCAGCCATTGCATTTCCTCTTTGGTCTTGTCGCGAGCAAAACGCTGGCTCTCACGGCGGCGCTTGCGCTCATTTCGGCGCGCTTCGCGCTTTTCGTCCTCTTCCTCGTTGCGCGAGTCGGAAAGACGTTCGTCTTCGGCCTCATGACCTTCGTCATGATCCTCATGATCGTCAGCTTCCTCCGGTGCTTCAACCGGAATGAGCTTTTCTTCCTGAATTTCAGCTTTTTCGGTGCTGTTCACGGCTCAACTCCTATGCGCCAAGGAAAAAGGGCATGACAAGGGGATCAGGGACGCGGGTAAGGATGTTCAGATCGTCAAAGATAGCGAACTGAACCTTCTCGACCTTGCCATAGCGCGCATGATTAAGCGGCTTTGGGAGGTTTACCTCGAACCTGTCGCCGCCATACTTGGGCAGCCAAACGAAATCGCCCGGTTTGCACCAAGCGCCCTCCGGCCACTCCTTCATGGTGTCGCGGCTCTTGTAAGCGAGCGGCCCAATGGCGATGACTTTTGCCACTTGGGTGTTATCTCTTTGAATTTCCTGCGTTTTTTCAGGAACAAAGAGGAACGGGCTCAGCTTTTCCTTGACTCCACGGATCTGAACCAAGACCCGAGACCCGAAAGGCTCCATACCGGCGCTGATTTCGGGGAAAAACCATTCTATATCATCCGTAAAAAGACCCGGAACGGCGTTTTCTACTAGGCTCATCGTCTTCTCCTTCTGCCAAGGTCTCCTCAATGATCGCAACTGCGCGACCCAGACCGGCGTAACGTCCAGCCCTGCGCCCGTACTCGAAGATCGAGCCGTCGCCGGGCTGCTCCATAGTCTCGTGGGCTACCCGACTTTGTTCTTCGAGTAGCCTCTTGATGATGATTTCAAGCATATAGTCTCCAAGTCAAGGACTATTTCTTAGCATCAAAGGAAGATAGTCCACTTTTGGCCGGGGCGTCATTTTTTCCCGAAAGATTCTTGTGGATCCCGTAGGGTTTATGGGGCGTGACCATGTCGTTGGTCATGTTCTTGGACGCGCCGGAGGGCTCGTTGTTCACGGTCATGCCCATGGCGAGCCGCTTGTGCTGGGGAAGAAGAGAGTTATCCATCATAGACCTCAAGGGTTAATGCCATGGCCGGTTGAGAGGTTAGACTTGCCGCCGTGCTCGGCCTCAAATACGGCAAGTTCCTTCGCGGTGCGGTTGTCCGCATCATTCATAGCCTGCTTGGTGGCAAGCTCCATTTGCTTTTCTTGCATCTTGATCTGGTCAAGCTGTGTTTCACGGGAAACACGCTGCTGATCAAGTTGGATCTTGGCCTGATCGTACTGCGCCTTGCGCTGCGTCTCAGCCATGAGAAGCTTTGCCGGATCTTCAGGCTTGGGCGGCTGGAGCTGCTGCAAGAACTGCTGCGCCTGCTGGATGATCGGCGGCAGGCCAGACAGGGATTGCTCGACATCGGGCATGAACCTTTGGGAGGCCATAGCCAACGTGCGGTCAAGCTCTGCCGAGATGTCCTTGTCCTTGCCACCAAGGAAGGTGTCGAGGGGCACACCGACGGCGTTGCTGGTCTGCTCGTACATGTAGAGCGAGTACCAGTAGACCATATGCTCCTTGATGTGCTGGAGCGCGCCGGGAAGGTAAGTCGGCCCAATCAACTGGCTCATACCGAAGATCGGGCTCTTCAAGAAGTCCAGATGCACCTGAAGGTGGGCGAGGTGATCTTGAAGAGGGAACGCCGCCACAGGACGGCCCAGCGTCAGCGCAAGGTTCTCGTTGACGGCATTGAGTTCGACAGGCTCGGGAGCCTTGGCAAGGAGCGCCTTGTGGTCGGGGATCTTCATTCCCTGAAGGAAGCGTTCCTCAACCGCACGGGCGTTGTAGAGCGCGGGCGCTGCGGCGGCGCGCTGGACAATGGCCTGCATCTGGGCGGCGCGCTGCACGTCCGAGAAGATGTTCGGGTCGGAGACCGGCACAACGTCCATCGGGCCTTGGAAGTCTTTGGCCTTGCACATCTCTTCGCCGGTCACGCGCTCGATGTACTCGTCGTCGATGTGCTTGGAGTTCAAGCGATGCAGAACCTTCAAGGTCATGCTCATCGAGTAATGCAGGCGCGCATGGATGGCCGAGAACACAGTCATGCCCTGCTCGATCATGGCGAGCGTCGTACCGACCGGGACGTTCGGGTTCTGGTCCTGAAGCTTCTCGTAGGTGGTGCGGACCACGCCGCGCGCCGCCTCAGTGACAAAGCCCAGCAGGTTGAACAGCACCTGATTGGGCGGATTGAACGGGACCGCCATGGCGATCTTGCGCACGTCATCGACGCCCACGCCGCCTTCAATCTCAGTCACCTGAGTTGGCTCGATCCGATCCGACTGGCCCCCGCGAGATCCGCCCTTGAGCTTCAACATGCCGGGGAAGTTGTTGATGTGCGCCGAGTCGAGCAACGCGCGAAGAGCGCCCGTGGCCGCTGCCGAGAGACTGCCGATCATGTGCGGCAGGCCAATGGGATAAGCCCCGCGCCAAGGCACGAAAGGCCACTCGACCATGTGGATCAGTTCTTCCTGCTGCTCGTCGTCAGGATCCCAGTTGCGGAAGATCGACAGGACTTCCTTGCTCGTATCGTCGATGCTCACAAGGTAAGGCGCGAGGCCAAAGTTATCCTCGAAGTCGAGGTAGCAGGCGACCTCGAAGACCGTGCGAAGGCCGTCCTCGTTGTAGCTGGTCTGCTCGCGGCCCTCGATCTTGTTGTTGGCCTTCTGCGGCCCCGTAAGCTCGGGCTCTTGCGGAGAGACAAGGTTAATCTCGCGGTAGATACCTGATCCGACACGCTTTTCAAATTCAAGGCGCGTGATGTACTGCACATGCGTCTTGCGCTCGGCGGTGTAGAAGCTGGTGGCGCTGTAGGGCAGGTAAACATCGTCGATGGGGACGAAGACCGCCATGGGGCGGTTGCGCTGCTCGTCCCAAACAAGTTTCATGTACTGCGCGCCGCCCAGCGGTATCTGGGTCGTCATTTGCTCAAGCTCTGGCCGGAACTCAAGCATCTGCTGAGTCAACTGCCAGTTCATAAATCTTTCTTTACGCTTGGCTTTCTCCAGTTTGGGTCCGGTCACTTCACCGGGTATAAATTCTTTGACTGGGCCGCTTGCAGGAAATAGTTCCTTCATAACGCGAGAAGAAAAGTCTATGCAAGCTTCGGTCAGCATGGGATGCACGACCTTGGACGCGCCTTGAAAGTCCGCGCCACCGGGGGCGTCGTCGCCCAAGCCGGTCCGGCGCAGCCCCTCTTCGTACTGCTTGTCGCGCAGCGAGCGGGCTTCCTTGTCGCGATCAATGAACTCCAGAAGCTGCGTGGAGATCATCATCATGTCGGAGTTCGACATATCCTCAGCGAGGTTGACATAGAACTCAGCATTCTGGGCCTGATCAGGCTCGTCGAGAGTGATGACAGCAGAGCCGTCTTCATTCTCTTCGACATCGCTGTTGTCAGGCTCCATCTCCAGCTCTACGCCCTTGTCTTCGTCTTCCATGGTGGTCCCTTATGAATTTCTGAGGCTCGACAAAGGCGACAGACCCAAAGCATACCCTACATTTGGGTTTTGCGGTACAGGGGCCTGAACGGGCGAGGCGTTGGCATTGTGGACCCCAAGTTGTTGCTGCAAGGTCGATAGACCCGGAACAGCCGCAGCCGGTGACGGGGCCATCGGCGAAGCATGAGGCGCATCGGAGCCGACCGAGTCGCTTGGCAGAAGCCCCGGAGGCTGAGCAATAGACCCAATGGCTCCTTGCCCATCCGTAAACGCCATCGTCGGAAATGACGAGACCGTCGGCATGGCCGGAGTGTTTTGTTGGCTGACGAGGCCGCCATTGGCAAAGTACCGATCAGCATCAAAGTAGCCGCCCTGCGCCGCTGCGACAGGGGCCCCGGTGTCAGCCCAAACCTCCTTAGTCCAC